TATTGACCTTCCTCGCATTGCACGTTTGGATCATCAAATGAGGGGCCAGCAATAGCCCGCGCCACCGCCTCTACAATCTTCTCATCCATCGCCATATCCTCGATGATTGGTCTTAGGCTTTCAGTGGTTGCTTTAGGGCTTTGTTTTGCCATCGCCAAGTCGCTCCTGTAGGGCTGCGCGGGCTTCACGTTGAGCGGCATTCAATAGTGCCTGTGGGCCGGTTTTAAACCCTTCGGCCACGGGTCCTGGCTTCAACCCCTTGATGAAGGTCAGCGCCTCCCGCAGCCGCGCCACCTCAGCCTCCAGCTCGTGCAGACGACGCCATTTCGCCGCCGACGCTTCCGTGATGTTCTGCATTGTTTGTTTATCGACCATGCTTCCAAGCCTCGTATTCCTGTTCAAGTTGCCGCTTGAAGACGTTCTCAAGCCACCAGAGAGGGCCTGGGTTGGCTTCCTGATCCATGTGGCACCGATAGCACAAGGGCACTGTGAGGGCGTCAGAGGCCTTCATGGACATGCTGGAGCGACCGACCGATACATGCGCGGCCACAACGGTTTCGTCATCGGCACCGCAGGCACGGCAGGGCAAGTCCCCCCTGTATGTTAGATACCGTTTGTCCCGGATGCGGTTTTGCTTGGGAATCATCATCGGCTGACGGCTCCTTGTGCTCGGCGGCTGCTCTCCACGGACCTCCAGAAGTCGGTTAACAAATGCAGCCTACCGATACGCGCCTTGTATGTTTCGTCGGCAAGCACGGCGGCTTTCAACACATTCAAGTGCTCAAGGTATTTGGGGTGAGCGTAAGCCCATGCCTCACGATCCGCTGCGCTCTTGGCGTTAGACTCGTTCATAAGTATGGCTTTCAGGCTCTTACGATATTCTGCGGCCCATACCCTTTGAGCGCGAGCCTCGGCAGCGGCTACCTCGTTATGCTGGAGCCAGTCGAAAGCCTTTTCGATCTGTTGGGTTGTGACCATTACCAAGGCACTTCGTCGTCAAGCGGCGCTTGCGGGTTCACGGGCTGCGCGGCGTCTTCGTAGGACTCCCGCTGCTCGCTGATCTTGATCGACATGAACTTGTTGCCGTTCTTGTCTTCCTTGATCCATGCGGCCAAATCTGCGGGTCGGCCATCCAGCAGCGTGCAGTTACCCGTATAGTCAGGATGGTTGTCCTGCTTTTTGAACTTGTTCTTGAACAAGCTGCCGTTGCCGGGTTTGGGTGTGAATTTTGGGCGTAGATCGGCCATTTATAGCATTTCCTTTCGCATACTGAATTGTGATTTCAGGGCTTCATATGATGTTTTGAAACTCTTTTCGTACAAATGAAGATGAGCGGCGTTATCTTTCCACAGCGCCGTCAGAATGCCCTTGTTGGGGGCTTCCGAGACTAGCTGGCGCATGTATTTGTCCCAACCGTCCCAATCAACCACGCCGTCTTCGCCGACCGGGGACAGTTCTTGCGAGGGGAAATCTTCATTCGCGTCGGCATTGAACGAGCCGGCTGGAGGCTGCGGTTTATATTTCAGATTGGCGACGTGTTCTTGCGTCTTGTCGTACAGCGCCAGCCCGAACGGCCAGCCGAACGTCATGAGCGCGCGTTTCATCGCGTCCGTTTCAGCTTCCTTGATTGCGCTTTCGTGTGCCTCTCCGGCGTCTTTCGCAAAGCCGTTACCGAAGCCGCAGCCTTCCCTGACAACCGCGCCGCCTTCGCCGCGTACCGTGATCCGGCAACGTGCCATATAGGACACAACGGCATTACCCCGCGCGTTTTCGGTCGGGTCGCCCAGCATTTCCAGATCCAGCGTTTCGCGGTCCCATTCCCCGAATCCGAAGATGCGATTGGCTTCGGCGATGACATGCCAGCCTTCGACGTAGGACAGGTTGACCTTGCCCTTAGCCCGCTTGGTTACGTGCTTGGCGTCCAAATCCGTATTGAGTTCGACAATCTGCTGTTCGCTGAATAGACTCATTTCAATCCCAATCCACGTGTCGTTCGGGTAATTCCATAAGTGATGCGTACTCTGCCGGGTCCACTTCCCCACACAATTCGTCCACGGACCACAATAGAGCACGGCGCGAGCCGCAGAAGCGCCTGCCGGTGTATCCGGTGCGTCCGGGGCGTACAGCGCCTGCGCGATACTCTAAAATCCATTGCACGGGGTCATCTATCACTCTCCAACGGTCATTCAGGACGGCTACAATCGGCTTTTTCATTCCCCCACCTCCAACATTTCGTTAACCATCTTCTGAATGTGCCTCAGTTCCCGGCGCGCGTCTTCCGTCAGCATTTCGGCCATTTCTCTGTATTCTCGCAGGTGGTTCAGGTTTCCGGTGATTGCCAGAGTGAGGGCGTACTGCCGGGATATGGCGCGGGCCTTGTCGGCTTCGCTGGCGGGTAGGGCGCGGGTCATAACGCAATCCTTCCAAGAAAATACATGAGAGTAACCAGGATGATGAATGCCGGGATGCGGGTCATTTCAGCGCCTCCGCATTGCGTAGGAAAGGCTGTCGCCACGATCCAGCCGTTGCCCAACGGTAACCCACCATGCCGCTTGCCCGGCAGACAACCCTAGGGTCTTGCGACGACCGGCACATGCTTTTTGAATTCTACTCAAGTCGTCTGCCGAGGTAACATTGGCCATTTCGTCTTGCCGCAGCTTGTTTTCCCTGCGGCCCCATTCGGCGAGCTCTTCGGCTGTCATGTCGTTGTGCAAAGCCATATCACTCACCCCTTACGCGAGAGAGGGCGACGATAACATGATCGGCGGTGTCTATAATGTGCTGTTCAAGATCAAAGTCCGGCCCGTATTTTGCTGCTGCTGCCAGCGGTCCGATTGATAGCGCGCCAATCAGGGCTTCAGCTTTCTCCGCCAACTCCACCACACCAAGGGCGTCTACGGCGGCTTCGGCAAGGTCAACCAGCCCAACATCAACATCGTTGCGGTTGTCCATCGCGTCCCAAGCGCGCTCAATCAGGGCTTCGCGTAAGTCGGTCATTTTGTGTCTCCCATGCGCGCCTCAATCACAGTCCATACTGCGCGGGCTTTATTGTCCGCTGCTTGTATGAACCATTCATGCGGTTTGTTCCGAAAGTCTTGCCAATCGTGTTCGTTCAAGATCAGCGGAATTTCGTGCCGGTCAATCGAGCGCAGTATCCGCAGCGCGTTGTGGAATTGTTCAAACGTCATTCGCTCATCTTCCATAATTCGTTGTAGAAATGCTGCCACGGGTGCCCTTCTGCGATCCGGGCTTCTGCCTCCAACTCGCTCAATTCCTCGACACAATTCCGGCACAGGTAATGCGTGTCGATAAATTCGCCTTCCACGTCGTAATCCGTGTCAACGTAAAGGTCGCAGCGTTTGCATACGGCTACGCTCATTGTGCGCTCTCCTGTTCCATTGGCCCGTGCCATTCCCATGCGGCTCCCGTATAGTCCGATCCGAACGCCGCGCCGCATTCAGGACAGGCAAATTCGTAATAACCATGGCCTTCGCACGGGACGGGTTCCAGTTCGGTGCCGCAGTAAGAGCAAGTTTCCATTATCGTGACCGTTTATCTTCCAGCCGCGCCCACTCAACTGACGCGGGAACTGTAGCGGCCTTCATGCCACGAGCCACGACGGCTTGACACTTTTTTGTCGAAATTTGGTGAGCCGCTGCGGCAATCATAATATCCGAAATATTATGTTTCATGCCGCCGCCCATGCGGGCCAGGATGATTTCTTTTTCGGCAAGATAGATCAGTTTTGAGCCGACACCGTTCACAACGCCAATCGCCTCCGCCGTGTTTGCTTTGCCCTTCCCCGGCACATAGGATTTTGCTGCCGTCGAAGATGTAATTTCATTCGGCGGGACGGCATTAACCAAAAACGTAGCCATATCGTACTCGCGATTAAGCATCCTTTTAATTGTGGTCAGTCGCCGCTTGATGTCCTTGTAAATGCTTTTACTCGGGCATTTGTGGCCGTACATACCTCGGTGAATATCGTCCGGGGTTAAGTATGAACTATCTTCAAACAGATCGCGGGTCGCATGGGCTAAGCGTCGGTTGTATGTCATGCGTTTTTTCATAGCTCTACCTCTATATTAATGGTTGTGCGAGCGCCCCTGAATTGCTTTGCCCAGCTTGCGGCCTCGCTGGCTAGCTTTTCGAGCGAAACAACAATGCTTTCGTGGTCTTGATCATCCAACTGGTCAACATGATCCAGCAGGCTCGACAACTGAGCGCATAACTTGTTGTCGGGTTTAAACTGAGCGTACAGTTGGCTGGTCAATTTTTGGGTGAACTTAGAAACATCGGGAGGCGGTGCGTCCTTGGACTCCGCAATCATCTTATCTGCTTCATCCCGTAAAGCCTTAGCCCCAATCCCGGCGCGGGACTTGTCCGTCACATCTTTAATGATCTTCTTGGCAAGCGGAGTATTTTTGAGTTTGGTGGCAGCTTTAACGCCGCGGGACGCAACTTCATAGGCTGTTGTCAACGGAATGCCCGCAAAGGTTTCGTCTTCCGCCAGTCCAAGTTCAACCGTCTCTAGCATTTTGAGTGCGGAATTGACGTTGGTTTCCGACCAACCCAAAAACTCCTGAATATCTTTCGATGTGTAAGCTGTCGGAGGAAATGATTTGCGTTGTGGATCCTCAATACAAAACGATGGTGCTATCCGTATACGGCGAACCTTGCCCGGATTTGCGCGGGGCATTGTTATTTTCCCGTCTGCAATTGCGTTGACTACAGCGCGGATTGTTTCCATCGTCACCGACGCATTGTGTCCCCATTCTTCTTGATTTTCATTCGCCATTACCCGGATCATGTCCGCGTCATCCAGATCGCGGGGGATCATGTTGACCTCATGATCGGGGGGAAATTCCTCACGCAGAGCAACCAGCCGGTGATGGCCATAAGCCAGTTCGACGTGACCGTTTACTTTGCGGGCAACGCAGTTATCCCAAAAGCCCGTTTTCTGAATTGATCGGCGGAGAGTTTCGATCTTTTTCTCATTGATCGGATACCGCCCGATATCCCGGAACGGATTGGCCTTGATGTCTTTCAGTTGAACTTTCATAACTCAATCCTTCTATTGATACGCTAATGCTATAGCCTGATGGCTAAGCGGTCAAGTGCATTAATTGCTTGCTGGCGAAACAATGTTGCTATAGGATTTCAACATGGATATCGAAAAGCAATTCAAAGAGGCGGTGGAAACCTACCTCTTACAGTCCGGGATTCGGCCTACCGTGCTCGGGATGCAGGCGGTGAATGACCCGTCATTCGTGACGCGATTGCGGGGTGGCCGGAACTTCAAAGTCCAGACCATCGACCGCGTTTACGAGTGGATGAAGGAACACCCGCCGGCATGACTTGGCTCCGCCGCAAATGGCTGATGTTCCGGTTGTGGCGGCTTGAAGGCATGGTTGCGCATTATTACGACACGAAAAACGAACGCTGGGCAGAAACGATTGTCGAATATGACCGCCTCTACCGCCAACTAAACGCGGTGGATGCGAAATGACAATAAACAGCCGCCAAAAAGGCAATCGTGGCGAGCGTGAATTTGCCGCGTTTCTGCGTGAGCACGGTTATGAAGCGCGCCGGGGCCAGCAGTTCTCAGGCGGCGGCGATTCCCCAGACGTGGTGAGCAATCTTCCTTTTCATATCGAAGTAAAGCGCACCGAAAGATTCAGCCTGTATCCGTCGATGGATCAGGCAAAAGCAGACGCGGGTGATCGAGTGCCGATAGTCTGTCACAGGGCCAGCCACCGACCTTGGGTAGTGGTAATGGACGCAAGAGATTTTCTCAAACTCATTGGAGGATAGTTATGGACGATCTGTTGCTTGACGGTCTTACCGACGAAGAAATCCGCGCACTTGCGATAGCCTGTCGCCGTTTCTGCCGCCAAACCCCACACCCAGGCCTTAAAACGCCGCTGGCCAAGCTCATACAGGAACATAACCGTATTACCCGCGCCGCTTATAACCGGCAGGACGCGGCGGCATGACACACTGGACAAATGCAGAAACTTCGCAGTTAGAGCAAATGTGGGGCCAATGGTCACTCTCGGAAATAGCTGAACGGCTGGGCCGATCCAGAGAGTCGGTACGTAAGAAAAGCCAAGCCATGCGGCTTTCAAAGACCAAGGTATGCGAGGCGGAGGGCTGCGGCAAAAAGATTCCGCAGCACAATCGCTTCTGTGGATTTGCTTGTTATAAATCGTCCATATCGGCCAAGGACAAGAAACGCTGCTCCGAATGCTCTCGGACTTATTACCCAAGGGCTAACGAGGGGCTAGGCACATTCCGCAATCGCAAAACGTGCAGTCGGGAATGTGCGTCGATACGCCAGCACCGAATGGCCAATAAAAACAGCGCGAAAGAGCGCGCATTAACGCAGGTAGAGAAAGAAATACAGCGCGTCGAGAACCTCTACCAGAAATACGCCAATCTCTACGGTGGCCCGCCCTATCGCTGCGCGCGGCCCGTCGAGACTGTCAAATATCGGGTGATGTGATGAAAGACCTGATCGAGCGATTAGAGGCAGCGGAGAGCGGTAGCCGGGAGTTGGATGCTAATATTGCTCTAAGCATGGGCGGGTCAGTGAAACTTGTGCCCGGCCCGAACGGTGCTCAATGGCCCCACTACACCACCAGCATAGACGCAGCCCTTACGCTGGTACCGGAGGGGTGGCGCTGGCAAGTCAGTGGCTTTGAAGCCAGCGGGGAGGCGTGCGTGGATTCTTTAGCGCTTGACCTGGAAAGATATGGAGCGGCAGCAACCCCAGCCCTCGCCCTTGTAATAGCAGCCCTGCGCGCAATGGAAGCGGAGAACAGAGAAAGGGCGGAAAAGTGTTTGACCACTTAACCGCCCTGGGGTAACTTATCGGTGCTGAATCGATATGACAAAATATATACACCCACATAACACAAACATCAACCCCGCCGGTAATCCGTGCGGGGCGCAGTGCGTTTGGACATTCAGCGAAGCATGGCGGCGTGGAAAGTCGCAGACACGCGCCAATAGATCGGCGGTTGGGAAGATGAGGCCGCCTAGATGGTGCAATCAGGGACCAGGCATAGCCGGAGTAGCGTCCGGCCCATGCTTCGCTGAGTATCCACATAAAGAGGCTGTGGCGTACCTCTATAATCACGTCGCCCAAATTTCTATCAAATCCCGCTCTGCCGCAGCCTCGACAACGGGAACCTTGGCACAGCCTAAGGATATTTTGCTATCGTCGTGACAAGATCACTGGCGGTAGCGCCACCAGTTGATGCGGATGCGACGTTAAACAAGTGAAGCGGGGAAAGGTCTCAAGGGAGATCAGAGGCGCAAACTAGTACCCCGGCTGAAAAGCCCGCTCTGCGGAGTGCCAAGGGGGAAAGTGGTAACCTATGGAGAGACGATATGAAGATTGAATTCACGAACGGCGCGACGGTTCACAGGTGTTGGCAGCATTTGCCGGATGGAGAGTTGGTCGCAGCATTCCAGTATGAGCACGACGCGAAGAAGTTTGTCGCGCTGATTATGGATCGCGAGGAAACAGGCAACTCTCTGGTGATTGTTGACCATTCGGGCGGAAAACTTACGCGGCTTGTGCGCAAGGCTGACGAGAAAGCTCATGACTGACTTCGATCTCTGGTACTACGGGGAAGGCGAAGACAAGGGCTATCCCCGCAAGGAGGGCAGGGGCGATGCAAAGAAAGCATTCGCCGCGGCGCTGAAAATCGCAACGCTCGATGAATTGATTGACGGCCGCCAACGGTACGCCGCTCATCTGGAGGCAACCGCGACGGAACGGAAATACATTAAAATGCCGGGCACATGGTTAAGGGCAGAGTGCTGGGCGGACGAATACGAAGCCGGTCAGAAAATGAGCGAAGAGCATGTAAAATACTGGCAGGACAAGCTAGACGCCGATCCGAGGCTAGTCCCTGACAGCATACGGGCACAGCTTCCACAACTGAGGATCGTGAGATGATATTCATCCTCGCAATCACCATCGCCGCCGCAACATTCGTCATATTCTTCGGGGTTTATTCGTGGCTGGGAATTATAGCGGTGGACCTGCTGGCGCTGGCGCTGATTGTCTCAGGCGTCGTAGCGCTCGCGAAATTCTGCCGGGAAGTTGAGATTATGGAGGCGGAGGCGAGACGGCTGGACGAATAGCCGTTTAAATCCATTTTGAGGGGGGCTAGAGCGCGTTTAGCGCATGAGGTGGGGGAATGATACCCAAAAGGCGTTGGAGCGCTCTAAAATGCGTTGGAGTGGTGGCCCGACCGAAGCCGGGCCTTGCACCTTTCACCGTTGATATGCGATTTGGTTCATGGTTACGCTGAAAACGTACCAGGTAGCTCCGCCGAATCCAGCGCCGATTAGGGCAATCAGGACGGCGGCGATAAATATGGTTTTCATGGTTTCGTAGCCTTTTCGATGGCTGCGCGGGCTGATCTTAGCCAAGCATTGCGGGCCTTTTTGAATTCAGCGCCGACCAAATCACCGGCTTCAAGCTCAATCCCAGCCTTCAATTCATTCAGCAAATCCGGTGCGGCTGCTATGAGGCGGGCGTTAGCGTATTCTTCCATTGACGGCGCGCGGTTGATTTCATTGCGATTGGTCACATCTGCCACATGGCAATGATGGCGGTTGCCGTTTTCGGCTGTGTAGTCTGCGATAATTGACAGACCATCTTCGTGCCAAGGTCCAGGTGTATGCATAATCCATCCTCCAGTTAAATGAACACAGTACAGCCGGCGCCTTAACCGGCTGGGTTGTGGTCACGCTTCCTCGGTGTTGTATAGCAATTCTTCGTATGTCTCCTTTCCTAAGAAAGCTTGCATTTCGCCGATTAAATCATTAACATTATTGTAGATTGTTTCGGCTTTTCGTGAGTCGGCATCGTATCCGTATTCAGACGCCCATTCTTCGAAGTCCTGGGCGTTTTCGTATCCGGCGGCGTCGCTTGCCAAGCAATTAAGTACGTCGGCAAGGTCTGGGGCTTTTCCGTTGTGGCCGGAGCCCATAGAAAAGGGGACAGTCCAAACGTCGCCATTTTTTACGGTGATGTCGCATGCCCAGTTGGTTAAATTCTCGCTATCGGGCATATTCGGGTTATGCCGGACTTGACGAGCGGCCATTGAAAGAGATTCTGCGGCGATAAACTGTTGATATGTTTGCATCGGTCATACTCCTTAAGGTTAGAATGAACACACAGACGCACACCGCCTTAGATGTGTGCTGGTGTGGTCACCGCTCTTGTTTGAAGTAGTAGCCGTTCATTTCGATGTAGCCGTATCCAGTGCGGATAACGCTGTTGACGTTCCAGACGCTCCGCCCGGTTGCCCTAGCAATACCAGCGGCGGTGATATTGCCAAGCTTTACGTTATGGGCATCATAAACTGCGTATGGGCAATCTCGATTGGTGAATGTATCCATATCTCCACTCCTTCTAGGGTTAAGCTGCTTGAAAAAGACACCGGAGTTAGAGGGAGTGTTAGCGCTCGCGTCGTTTCGTGGTTTTACAGGTGCCGACACAATTTCCGTTGGCATCAAATATGTATTGGTTCATAGGCTCATTATCTATCGCGCTTTGAATCCTATTGCCGACAGCTTTTAAGGCCGTTCCAACGTCAATCGGGGTTTGCATCGCGTCGTTTCCTAACGTGATTTCGAGTTTAAATACCGTGGTTTGCATGGGGTTACTCCTAAGTTACAGGTGTCTCATTCAAACAGCTAGCAGCCCTTGAAAAAGACGACCAAGTTTGGGGAGTGTTAGGCTGGTAGTATTTGTGCCGTAATGCGCGGGCCGCGCCGTTCATATTTTGCTGCCAGTGCTTCCGCGTCTACCAGGGAACGGCAGGGGATGCCACTGTCGCTTCCCATTATTTCGCCGTCCATTTTAACAACCACGCGGTAAGGCCAACGGGCTTCGCGTGCTAAGTGGTCTATGTCGTTCATTGTCTTTTCCCTATCTGGTTGTCTCATTAAAGGGCTGCTATCACTGCGTAAAAGAACCCGCCGAAGCGGGCGGAGTGTTAGAATTTACCGCCGTATAGATCGCAGTAACGATAAATGCTTGCCCATGAATAGGGCACTAGACCATATTCAGGATCAAGCGGCGCGACTGACGGCTGGCCGGTTTCGTCGACTACGATCTTAGCGGGCATACCGCGATAAGTTACGGCGCGGCCGATGTAGTCTTTGCGGTCTTCGATATATTGCTTAACCTCAAACATTGTCTTAACTCCTATTCAGGTGGGCTCATTTACGCAGTGATGAAACAGTGCTCGAAAGAGCCCGCCGAAGCGGGGAGAGTGTGCAGAACGCGAAAGCGATCATTGCGGCAATGAATGCGCCGCATGTAGCGCCAACAAAGAATATTTCGATTGATTGAGGTTTCATTTTAACCAGCCGCGTCTTGGAACGCTTTCCATGCTGCTTTGATTTGGCGTAATCGGCGTTCCATTTCTTCACGTTCCGCTTCGCAAGAGAAGTTATCAGCTTTTAAGGCGTGTTCTATCTCGCCTTCTACTCTGCCGGCTTCGGCGCAGAAATTGTCAGTAATTGTCAAGGCTTTCCATAAGGCCATAATCTTACTCCGTTCTAGGTGGACTCATTCGAGCACTGTTTTGCTTGTTGCCGTGCTTACCGCCCTGTTCGGGTCCGGTCCTGGCGCGCTCGCTTCGTTGCGGTAACTTCCAAGATGGTACATAGAATGTAATGACATTATTGACATATGTCTATAGGATAGGTGCAGAATTGCACACGATTTATTTTCAATGGAATCATGGCGTTAATGACATTGTTGACATTTAATCGAAAATAAAATATTTACGAGGGTATGGAACAGGACACGAAAAGCAGGTATATTCAAATACGCGTTACGGATGAATGGCTTAGGGCCGTTGACGCATTGCGTAAGAATGAAGATGACTTGCCAAGCAAATCTGAAATGGTGCGCCGTGCGATCATGCGAGCGCTACAGGAAACACGCCGTAGCCGTTGAAGGCAATCGCCAGTTCATGCTAGATTAAGGCATGAGTGATAAACTAGCCAAAGTACATGTATCCGAGGTTCTAACACCGCTTGAGCGCAAATATTGTGCTATTCGAGCACGTGGTTTCAACAAGGCTGAATCATATCGACAAGCCGCGAACAAACCACGCTTGAAGGCGGAAGACGCCAGTTCAAGGGCATGTGAGATAGAACGCCGCCCCCGAGTTATAACCAAGCTTAGAGCACTGCTAGATAGCGCCAACAAGGCGGATATCGTAACGCACGGCCGATATGTACAATCCCTCATAGACGACGCACAGGAAGCCCGTGACGCCGCCAACTACACTGCACTTGCAAGCTTTCAGCGGTTAATAGGACAATCCGTAGGAGCATTGTCAGATATCGTAGACGTGCGGCAGATAGCCAATAGCGATGTGTTGATCGGAAAACTTGAGGGCATTCTGGACGACAAGGCGCTCCAGGCGCTGCGTGACCAGTTTAGCGCCAAGGACACATTCCACTAAGTCATTGAAATCATATGGCGTAGGTTGTCGCATAACGCATATTATGGAAAATATGCGCTCGCCGTGACGTGTCAGGAACCCCTGGGCACCCCCCTACGGCTTCGTGGCGTAAACTTTATCCCCCCTCTCTAAATTCCCGCAATACCGTGTACTAACACGCTATATTTCGTGGTGTTGCGGCCTCGATTACCTTGTATTAACCGAGGTATGTTATGGTGTATTTATGCCCTGAAAGCGGTATTCTGGTATGTTTTACACGTTATGGTTGGTGTTATGTGGGCCGGGGCGGAAAAGTTGAGTGGCGGATTTCTGCGGTTAAATGCTCCTCGCTCACGGGGCGGAGACAAAAGGTTGGGATTCGGTATTTTTGGGGGGAATTACAATTGGAGGTGGTGAATTAATGGAATGGGAGATGATTTGCTGTAATTGTGCTCATGTCTGGAAGCAGGGTTGTTCGAGTGCGCGTTTTTGTCCGAATTGCGGTGAGGCTATGGTTCGGTATAAGGCGTCACGTCCTGTATACGGGTATGAGTTGACTCTGCGGGGGCTCCGCAGGACGGTTGGCTGGATTTCTTGGTGGTTTAACAAATTACGCGGGGGTGTGTGATGCCGTTGAAGAAGGGTAAATCGCGGAAGGTTGTTTCTCGGAATATCCGGGAGCTTAAAAAGTCGGGGAGGCCTCAGAAGCAGGCGGTGGCGATTGCGTTATCTAAATCGAAGAAATGAGTTGACGATGGTGGCAGACGTAACTAACAATGAGCGTGTAAAGCGGTGGCGCAGGAACAACCGCGCTGCGTATAACGCTTATATGCGCGAGTATATGAAGGAATGGCGGCGGAGGCGGAGAGAAGATGACGGAGACAAGGGTGTGGAGGATAGTCGAGGGCGCGAAGCCGAAGGGTGAGTACCAAGGCGTTATAGGCGCGAATGGCTGGGCGACCGACGAGGAACGCCGTGGTGGCAGAACGTTCGATGTTGACTGCTTTATTGACGGTAAGTGGGTGACCTGGAGCTACGATAGCTTCGCTTCTCTTGAGCTTGCCGAGGCTTTTGTAAGGAAGGAATCCGCGAAACGTGTCTTCTTTTATGATTCTGACGGTAACCGATGCTCACCAAAAGAGTCATCGTAACCCTGACGCTGAACGGGGGGTCGCTGTACCGGACCAAGAACTTTAACCCGGACCGGCTCTACACGATGAACTTTGTGGATATGGAGTTGGCGGATGAATTGGTTATTCTCGATGTTACCAGACGAAAAACAGCAAGACGGGATTTTTATGATCGCGTACTTGCTTTTGGCGATCAGTGCTTTCTGCCTTGTGCTGTTGGTGGTTGGGTTAGGACTTTGGAAGATGCTCAACACCTCATGCGGAATCTAGGGGCGGATAAGGTCGTCATCAATTCAGAAGCCTTCCGCAGACCAGAATTCATTTCAGAGCTTGCCGAGAAATTCGGTTCCCAATCGGTTGTCGTCTCGATAGACGTGAAGAACGGTATTGTCCACATCGATCAGGGCCGTACCTGTACCGATCATACGGCTATCGAATGGGCGCAGGAAGCCGAGGAACATGGGGCGGGGGAAATCTATCTAATGGATATGACCCGCGACGGGTCCTTGCGGGGATATAACCTGGAGCTTCTCCAGGATATCGTCGCCAGCGTGAAAATCCCCGTGATTATCTCCGGGGGCTGTGGCGGCTGGAGGCATATGGCCGAGGGCTTCGACGCGGGGGCCGATGCCTGCTCCACGTCCGTTATTCACCACTTCACGAAAACCTCCCTGAATGCCGCCAAGACATATCTTCATGAAAACGGACATGTGGTGAGATTATGAATCCAAGGCATCATCTGATTTTTATTTTGTTTGTCGCGGCTGTGTTTCTGGTTTTTTGGGTGTTTAACGCGGAGCTTTTCCTTCCATGAAAATCCAGTATTGCTCCAAATGCCTCATGCCGTCCTCCCGGCCCCGGATCGTCTTCACCGGCGACGTGTGCAACGCCTGCCTCTGGGCGGAGGAACGGAAGGCGATTGATTACGACGACCGTGCAGGCCAATTCGCCGCGCTGGTGGAGAAACACAAGAAGCACCCAGCCTACGACATGGTGGTCCCGTTCAGCGGCGGGAAGGACTCAGCCGCCATCGCACTCAACCTGAAAAACATGGGCTACAACCCGCTTCTCGTCACCTACGGGCAGCTTCTATGGACGGAAGTGGGCCAACATAACTGGACTTCCGTCCGGGACCACGGGTTCGACATTCTCTATTGGGGAGTAAACCAACATGTCTCACGAAAGCTGGCTCGTCGTTTCTTTATTGAGCGTGGCCATCCTAAGCAGCATTACGACGCTGGCGTTAACGCGGTGCCGATCCGAACGGCTGTGGACCTTGGCGTTCCGCTTGTCGTCTATGCTGAGCATGGTGAGTCCGAATATGGCGGTCTGGTTCTTTCTGAAGACCACCGTCGGCGGCGCGATCTTGACGAAGTACTTGAAAATCAGGTTGGCGACGACGCCCGAAACTGGGCGACGGATGGACTGACCGAAGCACATATGTTCCCGTACATCTACCCCGATAACGTCGACGGAATCGAGGCCGTGTATTTCTCATGGTACTTCCCGTGGGACATTTACGAGAATGCCCAACTTTGCAAAGAGAAGATGGATTTCGGGCAGGCCCAGAACGGAACGAACGTCAATTACCACGCCGATAATTACTGGTGGGGCAAATCGGACGGTTCGTTCGAGGGCTTCGATTCGATAGACGATAAGATAGACGACCTCGACTTCTACATGATGCACATCAAGTTCGGCTTCGGCAGGGCAACCCGGATGGCCTCAAGGCTCATTCAAAGGGGCCACATGACCCGTGAGCAGGGATTGGAACTCGCCCGTAAATACGATGGGGAGTTCCCGCAATCGTATCTGCCGGATGTCCTGAAATACATGGACATGGACCACAGGGAATTCGAGAACATCGTTGAACAACACAGAAACCCGGAAATCTGGGAAAGGACGGACGGCATATGGCAACTCAGGACCCCACCGCAGTAAAACACAACTGCGACCTCTGCGAAGAGGATAACCCCCAATATCTCGACATGGTGCCCGGTGCCGCCGTATGTGGAAATTGCGGCTTCGTATATGTCCCCTACAGACGCTCCCCCGAGGCTATCGCGAAGGCATGGGATGATGTATGGGGGGAAGGATATACCTCCGCATGGCCGATGGTGAAGGCGAGGCTCACCTATGTAGCCGAGTGGATCGACCAGAATATCGGCCTTGAAGGCAAGTCGGTTCTGGATATCGGGGCCGGTGAGGGTGCGTTTCTGGAAATTGTGGAGGGACTTGGTTGCGGATCAAGCATGTGGGGTATTGAGCCCTGTGAATCTAACGCCGAACAGGTCAGAAAGTTCTTCAATTGTTATCCAGGAACGCTTGAACAGGCGCAGAAGCAATTATCAGAGAAGTTCGACATCGTAACCGTCCTCTGGACGCTGGAGAACTGCGGCGACTGCATCGACTTCCTGAAACGCGCGAAATCATTCCTGAAGCCTGACGGTCATCTTGTCGTGGCGACGGGATCGAGGATTCTGGTGCCGTTCAAGAAACCGCTGTCTTCTTATGTAGGAAAGAACCCTCCTGACCTGCATTGTTTCCGGTTTTCGGTTAATAGCCTCGGGCACGCCGCTTTGAAGGCGGGCTTTAAAAATGTCGCAGCCAATCAATACAAGGATAGCGACTGGCTGATAATGCACGCATTGGGGAGCAGCGAAACCAAGCCGGAAGATTGCTGGCACGACAACCCCGAAGAAGTCCTGCAATTCTTCAAATCCTGGCAGGAGATGTTCCCATGAGCGCATATATTATTGCCGAAGCCGGAACGGGGCATATTGGGCAAGATACCTTGCCGCCCAAGGGCGACTTTCGATTAGCGTGCAAGCTTGTTGATTGGGCCAAGCGCGCTGGCGCGGATGCCGTCAAGTTTCAGATGTTTATTCGTGACGAACCTCTGTTTTGCCCAATTGAAGGTGATGAAAATCGTGTCCCGCGCTGGAATAATTCGGCAATGCAATTCTGGGAGTGGGAAACGGTTAAAAACTATTGCGGCAACAAAGAAATCGACTTCCTCGCCTCCGTCTTTCAACCCACCGGCATCGAATGGCTGAAGAAACTCGAACCTAAATACTACAAGGTGGCGAGCAGGGCGGCAAAGACCTACCCCTACGATCAGGTGCCGGGGCCGTTTATCATCTCCAACGGCTTTGATTTGCTAGGCAGACACGAATACCCCGAACAAGAACATTACGCGCTCTACTGTGTATCTGAATACCCGACACCCCTGAACAGGGCCGAATGGGGTGCATCGTATGACGGCCTCTCCGACCACTCCGGCACCCCCTGGCCCGCAATCGACGCCATTGCGAGAGGCGTTGAGTTTGTCGAGGTCCATTTCGGGGATAAAGAAGGCCCGGACGGCCCCGTAAACCTGACAACCGATGAATTGAAACTGATATGCGAGTTCAGAGATGCCGTTGCCGAAATGCGTGGTTCTTGACTATCTGGACCCCGGCCCCCTTAGCTGGCGGCATATGGGCACTCGGATAACATATCGTGGCAGGGTAATTCGTATTCCTGACAAGCATGTGCGCTGGGTAGATGCTTGCTATGTGTCTGACTGTATCGGCTCGGTGGATTTTAGTGGCCGATTGTGGCGCGATACCAGGATCGATGCGTATGCCGAAACAAAGAAATGGATAAAGGGAAAATACGCATATGCTCTCGGGAAATATCCGGCTGCATTCGCGATCATAAGAAATGACGGCACGATTGAACTGATCGGCGTTCACCCCGCCGCCGCTGGATTGGGGTTGGCGGAGCGCCTTATCAGGCATGTAGGGGGAACAATCACAGCCGGGACATACACGGACAATGTGCCTGCAAGAAAACTTTATGAAAGGCTTGGAATGAAGGAAATCAAGCGGGAAGAGGTTTTCCATGAAAATTAACTGCATCATCCAGGCCCGCATGGGCTCCACCCGTCTGCCGGGGAAGGTGCTGGAGAAGATCGGCGATAGTACGTTATTGGGAATGGTTCTGTCTCGATGTGATTTAGCCAGGAATATTGACAAGGTAATCGTGGCTTGGAACGGCCCGAAATATGACAAAGCGCAAAAAAAGGACGGTTCGGAGCGATATTGGGTTGATGGCCCCGAGGAACCCGCCGCCCGCTTCGTCAAGGTTCTCGCTGAATACCCCTGTGACGGTTTCGTGCGGGTGTGCGCGGATAGCCCGTTTATTGATGCTGAATCGGTAGACAAGGCTGCGAATGGCCTTCAGGATTTTGTGTATTTTCAATATAACGGCCATGCGCACGGAAATCAGGCAGAAGGCTTTGATACAGAGGCCTTTCTACGGGCGGAACCATCCATGCAAGGTGATGAGAGGGAACATCTTGGCCTTTGGTTCCACCATCGTGACCGTCTGACCGTCGATACCCCCGCAGACCTCGAACGCGCCCGCCTGATCGTCTCCCGCATGACCAAACCCCACACCGAATACACGGCGGCTGAATGTCTCGACTTACTGCGAAAGTAATCGGTGCCGAGGGCAACATGGGCCGTGAGCATGTCGCGGCCTACCGAGAGTGCGGCGTGAAGATTGTCGATGTACGCCCCGACATCGTTTCCATCGCGTCTCCCGACGATACCCACGCGGAATACGTCATAGAAGCCCTGCAATCGGGCGCGCATGTGTTTTGCGAGAAGCCCTTGGCGACAAATCGCGCCGATATGATGGAAATCATGGGTTTGGCGGACGAAAAGTGCATCTGGCAGAACTTTCCGCTTCGATATCAGCCGTTATTCGTTGATTTGAAGGAAAAAATAAAGGATTTTGGCGAAATCTACAGAATAGAAGCCTCATATAACTGGGGACGGACACATAAACTGTACGAATCGTGGAGAAATCGCAATCCTGACTACAGTCTGGTCATGGGCGGCATGATTCACATGGTTGATCTGGTTGTCTGGCTTACGGGAATGGAGATCGAGCCGAGCATGGTGGCGGGCGTGAACCTCTCCGCGCCGGGGTTTCCCGGTCCTGACACGGTTTCCGCCCTATGTAAGTTGGATAATGGCGGAATCTGCAACTTTACCGTGGATGGCGGCACCGGAGTGGACAAGCACAACCACAGAATCACGATACACGGCACAAAAGGCGGAATTACTGTGGTAAATCACGAACCCACAGACAAGCAGGCGTGTATATTCGATTTCGTGGAGATGCTGGAGAAGAAGGAAAATCACAATAGCGGGATTTACTCCACCGTTGTCGCCCTGATGATCGATGAGGGGCGGAGACAAATGCAGGAAGAAGCAAAATGGGTATGAGAGTGCGGTTCGCGGTGCCGCAAATAGACGATGATGATATTTTATCTGTTTCGTGTTCCTTACGAAATTCTCAACTCACTAATGCGGGAAATGTCCGCGCCTTCGAGCAATCTTTTAGCGATTTTTGCGGCGGTGGAATGGCTTTGGCTACCACTTCTTGCATGGGTGCTCTACATCTGGCCGCACTCTGCGGGTTAAAACCCGGCTTCGAGGTGATCGTTCCCGCTTTAACCCATCCGGCTACCGCAATGGCCGTCTCCCTGGTCGGGGGAATCCCCGTTTTTGTCGATTGCGACCGGGAAACAGGCAATATAACGCCGGAAGCCATCAAAAACGCCATAACGCCCCGCACCGGGGCTATTTTTGTGGTTCATTACCTTGGAAAGCCCTGCGATATGCCGGAAATCATGGCGATATCGCGGCAACACGACCTGTTCGTGGTGGAAGACTGCGCCCTGGCTCTCGGGAGCTTCATAGAGGGCACCCATGTGGGCCTGTGGGGTCATGCCGGGACGTTCTCGTTTTACCCTGCAAAACACATCACCACCGGGGAAGGGGGTATGCTGCTGACCCGCCACCCCGCGATAGCCGAGAATATCCGCGCCAGACGGCATTTCGGGCAACGGCATGAAAGCCCGACCGGGCTGATTGTGGCCGCGCGGGACTGGATTATGCTAGGATTGAACTACCGGATGACGGAAATGCAGGGTGCGCTGGGCGTTTCACAGATGAAAAAGCTGCCCAGCATCATGAATGCGAGAAAAAACAACTACAATCTGCTGTCGAAGGAACTTTCTGCGTTCGAGCAGATGAACAGCGGGCATTATGCTCTTTCGGTCTTCGTCGGCCCTGACAGGGACCGTGTAAAGGCGGAAATGAAGAGGAAAAATGTGGAAACCAGCGTTTATTACGCGCAGCCGGTGCCGCATACACAGGTTTACGCGCAACACCACCAGATCGGGCAGTTCCCGAACGCGGAAGAGATATCCAGCCAGAATCTATGTTTCTCGGTCGGACCGCATCTCACTGAAAAGGCCATCAAGTATATGGCGCAAACTTTTAAGGAAGTTCTATGAAAATCGCCCTCGTTGGCTGCGGCTTCATCGGCCACCATCTCGCCCTTCACCTGAAGAACAGAAACCATACCGTTGCCGCCGTTGACAGCCTGATGGTGAATAACCTGATGGTTCTCGAAAACGACGCCCACAAGGCCTTTGCCGAGGAACGGCTGGCGCTGCTCGATATTGCCGGGATTCCCCTGATCCGCGCGGATGCACGGGATTACGATCTGCTGTCCCGCACCCTCGCGCACTTTCAGCCCGATCTGATTATCCATACGGCGGCGATTGCCCATATCACCGTGGCAAACAAAGACCCGCACACCACCTTCGATCATTCCCTTAGGACGCTGGAGAACAGCCTCGACGTTGCCCGCGCATTAGGATGTGGGTTGATGTATTTCTCGTCCTCGACGGTTTACGGGGATTTCTCCCAGCCCGTCATCAACGAGAAGGAAGAACTCACCCCTGAAGGCATCTACGGTAATCTCAAGCTCGCCGGGGAGAGAATGGCGATTGCCTACAATCAGACGTATGGCCTGCCCTTGACGATTATCCGCCCGCAGGCGCTCTACGGTCCAAGGTGCGTATCGGGGAGGGTGACGCAGGTATTTATTGAAAAAGCCATGCGGGGCGAGCCGATTACGATCCACGGCGATGGAACCGAAGAACACGACTTCACCTACATCGCCGATCTGGTGATGGGACTCCGGTGCGCGGTTGAAAACCAGGAATGGGAACCGGGTATGTTCGAGACGTTCAATCTCACGGGAGAGAACGCGACAAGCCTCAATAAACTCGCGGATATCGTCATGAAACGGTTCCCGACGAAGGTTCTGTATGCGGAGAAAGACCCGGAAAAGCCGGAACGTGGTACAATGTCCTGCCGCCATATCCGCGATAAAGTGGGATATAAACCTCAATACGACATCGAGCGCGGCATGACGGAATACATGGACTGGTATTCCAACCTGGACAAGATCAAGGCCGCATGAGCGAAATCCAAACCGTCTTGGCTAACCTGGAAGCCAAAAAAGCAAACCAAATGCTTTTCTTCCAGTACAAGCAGCCCTACGACCATGCGAAGGCGTTCGGCCCGGACAATATCGGGCCGTATTTGTGGCAGATCGAGGTTCACAACGCGGGCGGGGAGAAGACCGAGCGCCTGCTGATGGCCGCGAACAGGGTGGGCAAGACGCAAACTGCGGCTGCGGAAGTCGCTTGCCACGCCACGGGACTGTATCCGAGTTGGTGGGAAGGCCGGAGGTTCGAGGAACCGACAACGATCTGGTGTGGATCTGAATCGTGGACGGCCTCGCGAGACATCATTCAAGAGTCTCTATTAGGGGTGGTCGGGGAAGAGGGCACCGGCTGGATACCCAAGGAATACATCATCGACTGGAAGAAGCGTCAGGCCGGCGTCTCGGACGTTGTGGATACGATCCGCGTCCAGCACAAGACAGGCGGGGCATCCTCCATCACCCTGAAGACGTATGAGCAGCAAAGAAAGGAATGGCAGGGCCGCGCGTGTCATTTCGTGTGGTTCGATGAAGAACCGACGATGGACATTTACACGGAAGGGCTGACCCGTATTCTCGACAAGCGGGGCTGCGTTCTGTTGACCTTTACGCCCTTAAAAGGCCCGTCTGAAGTCGTGCGCCACTTCCTGAATCCCGAGATCGGCGCGAGCATATGGATCAAAAACGTCGGCTGGGACGATGCGCCGCATCTGGACGAGAAGGCCCGCAACGAATTAATGGCCACCTACCCGTCTCACGAACGGGACACACGTGCGTCAGGAACGCCCCTTCTGGGGTCGGGCGCGATCTTCCCGGTCAAGGATGAAGACATCTCCTGCCCGCCCTTCCAGATACCCGATCATTTCGCACGGATTAACGGGATTGATTTCGGCATCGACCATCCGCACGCGACGGCGTTTTGCGCCTGGGACCGCGACGAAGACACCTTTTATGTTTACGACTGTTATAAAAGGTCCAACGAAACATCGGTTTACCACGCGGCGGCGCTGAAGAAGCACGGCGCATGGATACCCGTATCGTGGCCGCATGACGGGTTGCAGAGAGACAAGGGAACCGGGGTGGCTCTGAAGGATCAGTTCCGGGACCACGGCTGCACCATGTTGAAGGAACACGCGCATTATAAGGACGAACGTCAGAACAGCCGGGAGGCCGGGCTGATCGAGATGTACGAATGGATGCGGGTGGGCAAGTTCAAGGTATTTTCCACCCTGAGTGACTGGTTTGAGGAAAAGCGGCTTTATCACAGGGACGACGGCAAGGTGGTGGATTCGTATGATGATATCATGAGCGCAACCCGGTATGCGTTCGTGATGCGGCGGTACGCCGCGACGAAATCGCATGGCGCGGTGGCGACCAGAAAACCGGCGCGGCCAATCGTGGGGGGCAGGGCATGGAGGACATAAGCCTCGCCCGTCTGGAGAGGATCGCCCGGAATATCATCACGGACCGCCTGCGAATGGAGCGAGTGGAAGGAGATTTCGGAATAATCTATCTTGCACACGGAACCAACGCTGACGGGAATATCGTCGGCCTTTGGGGATATCGCGACAAGGCGCGCGACATTGAGTTTAAGGAAGACACGTCGTTGGAAGATGTCCGGCAGGTATTAATCAATGACGCTTCGGGCTTGATGGAACTCCTGGATGAGAAAGGTCTGATCTGATGCCCGAAAAGGTCGAGGAAAAGCGCAGGTTTAACAAGAACGATCTGGCCACGCTCGGCGATTACGTTAACGCGGAGTTTGAGCGGCGGAAAACGAAGCGCAAGAGCCTTGAAGAGTTGTGGGGCGAAATCGACCGCCAGATATCTATGACGCCCGTGACCCGCGATATCCGGTCCGGTACGGCGAAGGACTGGTATCCGGATACGGAACTCCCCTTGCAATTCAACGCGCTGGAGGTCATCGGTGCGGATACGCGGCGTCTGAAGTTTCCCCGTGGAACGGAATGGTTTTCCGTCTCCGCAGACCTGAATGACGCATATGCGAAGCGATGGCAGACTCAACGCGAGAAATCCGCGCTTCTGACCGGGGGCGGCTTCACGGACGCCGAGGATGTCGAGCTTCCTGGGGGGCTTTCGGCTAAAGGGCTGGCGCAGCAAGTCGATCTGGACCAGGAGACGGCGAACGTCCTGAGCAAGGTGACGATGGACCATTATCACCGTCAATATGATTTCAGAACGCAGATGGACCTGTTCGACGCGGAGATGATTAAGTACGGAACGGGCGTCGTTCGTGTCCGCCCGGTCAAAACGTCCAAGTTCACGATGGACTTCCGGGGCAACAAGAACGACGGCATGGAGGGTCCGGCCGTTATCCCGTGTTCGATCCGGGATACCTATCTGGAAATCAACCCGACAGGTGCCCATGAGGGCGTTATGATCGCCCCGCTTACGCTGAGGGCGTCGTGGCAGCGGCTTGACAGCCTCTTGCTTGCGGCGAAGCGCGGCGGGAAAGAGCGCGGCTGGATGCCCAAGCAGATCAACGACATGATCCCCGAGAGCGCGAACCGGATGGTCCGGTTGATCGAGGGCGAGGGCGATTTCGTCATTCCCAAGAGCAGCGGCAGTATTTACCTCCCGAACTTCCTGATTACCATCGCGGTAGGGCAAGGATTGGTGCGGGTTATCAGGATGCGCGAGAATCCCGTGCCGTTCCGTTCCTACGTTGTTGGTAACTATATGCGGGACAAGGTGGATTCGCCTTACGGGGCATCGCCCTTGATGAAGGGCCAGCCGTTGCAGGAAGCGGGCACGGCGATCATGAACGATCTTCTCGCCGCAAGCCGGTTCGCAAGCCAGCCTGCCGCTACCTACGACCGGCACGACCCCAATTTCGCCGCGACGGGAGGCCCGGAACTGTTCCCCGGAGCCATGATTCCCGCCGATAGCCCGAATGCGGTGGAAACGCTGGATATCGGCAACATGGCGGAGGCGTCGGGTGCCCTGGCGATGATGTTGAAGTTGTATGAAGACGTGACGGGCGCGAATGACGCGAGACGCGGTGCGCCGGTTAAATCCCACACCACGACGGGAGGCGTGGAACTGGAAGCCTCTCGGGGTATCGCCCGGACGGACGATTTCGTAACTGCCGTGGAGCAAGGCCCGCTGACCACCATTCTTTACATGGAATGGGAGATCATCAAAAGCGTGATGAAAAGCAAGCAGGCGATTTCCGTGAATGCAGGCGGTATTGAGGGCTGGGTTAACCTGACCGCCGCCGATCTGCCGGACAATATTATCTTCAACGTCCACGGTTCCGCTGGCGTGTTGAACGAAAGGGAGCGGGCGGGCAACTTCCTGTCGGCCTCGCAGTTCGTCATTCAGATGGCGGCACAGGCGGCGCAGATGGGCAAGCCGTTCGAGGTATCTTTCGAGGAAATAGCGGAAGAGGCGTACAAACTTGGAGGCATTCAGAATGCCAGCAGATTTATCGGCGGCACACAGGGCGGTGCTGGCCAACCTTCGGCAGAACCCGGCGTTCCCGGAGATGTTGAGGGCGCTACCGAGGACATCCTTGCCCAGCTACAACCAGAGCAAGCCTTTGGATGAGCAAACCAGCCGCTACGTCTATTTGAGCGGCGTTATTGAAGGTGAGCGGAGGATTATAGATTTTCTGCTGAAGTCTCCTGTCGGAGATTCGACGATTTGAAGTAAATTTTTATTTCGTTTACTTCTTGAAGCATGGAACCTGATACCGAACTGGCGAACGCTGGCGAAGGTGCTTTAGAGCATCAAGAGTCAGACACTTCCGGGGACTCGGACCTCACATCGCTGTTAGAGCAATATGAGGAAGGCACCAAGCCGAAAGCCGTGACTCCACAGACCGATCTATCCAGGCTTGACCCGGTGATCCGCTTTGCGGAAGCCGAGATGGCAACCCGTCAGAAGGAGTCCTTCGAGAAGGACGTTAATGACGCGGTGGAGACAATCGGGGCGGACGATTCATTCAAGGCTTTGCCGAAGACCTTAACGCGACGAATGCTTGTCGCTTATGCCTTCGACAATCCCGAGTTTGACAAGGCTTTCCAGACCAAGGCCCAGAATCCCAGAGCATGGGAAGCTGCTTTGAATCAGGCGAAAACCGCTCTTGCCGAAGAAATAAAGGATATTCCTTTGCAGACCGGGGACCGCGATGACATCGAGGCAGCGAAGGCTGCGGTTCAAGACAGCAGTCCCGGTTCATCGGTACAAGACGAAACGGGGCCGAGTGTCGCGAAAATGGCCAAAATGTCCGATGCCGAATGGCAGAACTTCCTTGAGGAAGAGATAGCCAAGGCACCGTAACCCCGGAGAACTCTTATGCCGATTACCACGACAACGGAGATTGCTGGTCCGGTAGATGTTAAATTCCAGATGACCTTGCTTCGCAACGCGAAGGCACGGTGCCCGCATTTCGTCGGTTCGGTTCCGGCGACGATAGCGGAACATCAGGGAACATTTACAGCCAAGTGGCGACGGATCGAGAACCTGACCCCGACGACAACGCCTCTCGCGGAATTGACGGGATCGCTTAACTTCCCGACACGGCAAGGCACACAGCCGACCGTTACCGATCTGACCGCGACCGTCCAGAAATTCGGTGTGTTCATTTATCTGAACGAAGAAGTTGACCTCGTTAACTTCAACGGCCAGACAAACAAGCTCGCTGAAGTTCTCGGCATTAACGCCGGTCAATCGCTGAACCGCCTGCAACGCAACGTCATGGAAGACAACGCCACCGCTATCTTCGGCGGGGCCGCGACCACGGCGACCGGAATTGCCGGGGCGGGGATCACGCGGTCCGACATCACCGTGGCCGGTAATGCGCTGAATCGCAATATCGCGATGATGTTCACGCCGATGACAACCGGCTCTGCGAATACCAACACCACGCCGATCAGGCCCGCCTACTGGGGTATCTGTCACGTCGATGTGGAAGAGGATATCCGGCTTTTGACGGGCTTCCAGCCTGTTGAGCAGTATGCCGGGCAGACCTCTATCGCCAACGGCGAGTTTGGTGCGGTTGGTAACGTCCGCTTCGTCTCCACCACCGAGGCAAGCATCGACTCGACCGCAGGGCAGTCCATCACCGGCACTTCGACCGCTGCGGGCCGGACAACCGGGTCCGCGACCCAGTATGACGTTTACAACACCGTCATTCTCGGTCAGGAAGCGGTTGGCAGTCTCGGCTTTGGGATGAACCACACCAAGGAAATCTATCAGGCGGGCGACCGTCTTCCTGGCGTGATGATGATTAATCATTCCAAGGGTTCAGCCGGTTCCGCCGATCCGTTCAACGAAATCAGCACGATGGGCTGGAAGTCCTGGCACACCGGGTTGATTCTCAACAGCGCTTGGGTCCGGGTCATCCGCCATACTGCAAGCAAGTTGGAGGCATAATCATGACTGTAACAGTAGTAGGCGCAGGTACTCAGGTTTCGGAAGGTCAGCCGCGCTCGGTAAAAAGTTATACCGGGAACACGGCCACGGCGCTTCAATCGCTGGACCCGACGTATGATGTTCATAATCTGGGCATGTCAACGGCGGCAACGGTTGGTGTGAACCGTTATCTTCTGGCGACTGACAGCAATTATGAAAATCGCACGTTGATCGTCCAGGCGACGGCCACCGGCACCGCGAGTTTGGTGCTAACCGGGACTTCTACCGGAATGCTGATTTTCGCCGCTGCGACGGACATTGTTCGTTTGCGGCAGTTCAACGGTGTTTGGAGCCTGGAAGAGAATACGGGTGCCACGGTGGCAACGGCCACCGGCTCTGCATAGCCCGCCGTAAACTTGGCGGGGGCTGGCTCCCTGGTCCCCGCCGTTTTTTTGAGGATTGAATGGCTAAAAAAAGACTACTAAAGCACCACCCCAAGGTGGAGCGCGGCGGCGGGACGGTGGCCTTGATTGGTATGGGGCCGTCGATTACCAGCTATCTCACGGAAACGCTTACCCAGGAATACCAGCCCAGCCATTGCGACGAGGTATGGGCGATCAACATGGCGGCGAATGTTATCCGTCATGATGTGGTTATCTGGATGGACAATCTTGCAGAGCAGGAAGACTTCAAGCCGGGTTTGTTTGCGGCCTTGCGGTCATACGGCACGCCGGTTCTGACGACCAATGCAACGCGGGGCGTCGTTCCCAACAGTTACGATTATCCGATTGACGAGGTTACGGCGCTGAGTATGCCGATCTTCGGCAAGCCGTATTTCAACAACGGCGTGGCGATGGCGGTTGCGTATGCAATCTGGAAGGGCGTCAAAACCCTGAAGATGTACGGTTGCGACTTCACCTATCCAAACCGCAATTACGCGGAGGGCGGGAGAGGCTGCACAGAAGCATGGATGGCGCTTGCGTCTGCTTCCGGCATGTCGATTGTCCTGCCTGAAGCAACCAGCCTGTTTGACGCGGTTGAGGTTGGTAAGGGTATTTACGGATACTCGGAACAGCCGATCATCAACCTGCCCGATGGGTCCAAGTACGACCCGACGACGCTCGGCACGACACCGCCCGAGAAGGCAACCAAGAAAGAGGTTGTCACCGAGGAATCCGGCGAGGTTGTAGCGGAATACGAACCCGAAGACTCTAGCCCGAAGGAAAAGAAAGATGCAGTTCAGCGACGTGTTCCCAGAGCGAACGGTAGCTCCGCCGCAGTTGCCGGGTCAGCCGATATACACGGCTAGCGTACTCAACGGCCTGCGGCTTCAGCAGCTACGCGATCTGGCGTATGCTTTTGATGTGGAAATCAAGACGGACGGGACAAAACCCGAAGTTCTGCCTGCCATGCTCGCAGCGGAGTCGGCGGGTATCTTCCAGCAACAGCCGAAGCGCCCCGAGTTTCTTGTGAAGGCGTCCCGGTCGGCGGATGAACCGCATGTTGACTGGCAGTCCTACGCGAAGAAAGCGGAACCCAATTTCCGGCAACTTCAACAGCTTGCCAAGGAACATGGCGTCAACGCCTTTCAGAAGGGCGAGGAAGAGTTGCGAAGTGAACTGAAGGCGGCTGGTGTGTTATGATCCGTGCGAAAAGTAAGTTTGTAGGAAAACTTACGCGAGTGCAGCACAAACGACGCGGGTCCGATACGTGGGAAGAAATCCCCATCAACAAGTGGCACGCAATTAAATTGTTCTTTGGAGGAAAGTTGACATGGCAGCGGTGTTTACAACATCTGGGGCGTTCTTCTTAACGGACCTGCTGGTTGCCGGGACCACCGCTACCGTATGGGCGATTGGCTTCGGTTCCGGCACGACCACCGAGGCGGCGTCCGATCTCGATCTTGAGAACCGGGCGACCGAGGGCACGGTTATCGCGACATCCACTGGAGAGCAGGCGGGCGCTTCCGATACTGCCGAGTGGATCGGCACGGTAACGATCAACCGGGGTTCCGGCTTCAGTGTCGAGGAAGCGGCCTTGTTTTGGGATTCGACCGGAACGGCATCCAAGATGCTCATTCGCGGTACACATACCACCGTTGCAGCGGCGACCGACGACCAGATCAGGTATACGTTCCGGTTGCAGCAAACCTAATGTGTATGCCCTATTAACTTTCTGCCATAGCATAGAGGGGGATGGCTAATGGCTGTTCCCTTCATTGCCGCCTCTGGTGCCGCCTGGACCGTCAACGACAGTGGTGGCAACGTCGAGTCCCTTATCACGCTGACCAAGCCGACGGACGCCACCATCGACAACGGCGATCTGTTGTTGATTATTGTCGGCAGTGATGACGCAAACCCCCTTGCCGGTGAGTGGAATGCCGTTACCGGCTGGACCCGCGAATTCCAGATAGGCGACAATACCACCGATGTCGCGATGGCCGTATACTGGCGCATTGCGGACGGCACCGAGGGGGCGACGCAGGGCGTTACCTGTGACACAACCAACGAACTATACGGCTGGTATATCCATATCCAGGGGAACGACGACACGACTCCCATGGATGCCAACGGCCCCGGTACGGAATATAACGCAGTTGGCACCAGCCACGCCGTAACCGGGTTTACCGTTGCCGCCAATGATCGCCTTGCTTTTACGGTGGGGGCGTTCGACGGTGGGGACGGCCATGCCTTTACTGTAAGCGGCACGGGCTGGACGCTCGGAGACAGCCAACAGTCGGGTAGTGGCGCTTCCGATGCGTCCGGCATGTGGGCCACCAAGGATGTAACGAGCGGCGCGACCGGAACGTGTACTGTCACGTCAGCGGTGACTGACGGCCTTGCCGGTATTCAGTTTGCGATTGCTTCTGCGGCTGGTGGCCCTACCGAGGAAACTCTCGCGGCAACGGCTACGGTAGCGGCGACTTTGGCGAGACGGGCCTCTTTATTCAGAACATTGGCGGCGACGGCGACCGGGGCGGCAACGCTGGCTTTCTCGCAAGCTTTTTCCAGCATCACCAATGCGGCGACAGCAACCGGAGCGGCGACCCTTAATACGGCGGCGGCACTCGTTAATCGTACTCTTTCCGCGGCGGCGACTGGTGTTGCCACGCTGATAGAAGACCTCGGGGCGACCCTGACGGAGCTTACCTTGGCGGCGACGGCTGCTGTTACGGCAACGCTGAACCGCGCCGCATTGTTTTTCAGGACGCTGAAGCCTGCATCGGAGGGCACCGCTCCCGCTGTGGATTTCGATGGTGCTGCCGGTAGTGGCTTTGATGATTCTGGGAGCAATGCCGGGCTTACTGACGGCAAAGAACTAAGTTGGTCATTCTGGATCAGGCGAGACACAACAGGCACCCCAACGATTTTAAGCTCAAGCCGCAAGGCGATGGTTTTGCAAACAACTGACAGGGTTGATTTTTTATTCCAGAATGCTGCTGGTGGAGTTGTGTATCGGTGGATATCTGCAAACAATGCCGTACCGACAGAAGACGTATGGCACCATGTTTGCGGGTGGGTAAATACTGCTGCGACAGACGATTATGATAATTATATAGACGGGGTGCAGGACAGCACAGTTGCAACGACTTTTGTCCTTGATGGTATTTTCCGCAATCAGGATGTCGGCAGCGCCATAGGGCAAAACTGGACAACTGGTGCAAGCAATCTTGATGGTGGGTTATCCCAGCTTGCTTTATGGGAGCGCAAGATTGACTGGAGCAATTCATCTACTATTGAGTTGGTTCGGACATCTGATGGCAAGGCCGTTGTTTTGCCGGACGATGGCGACATAGATTCGGGCGGCGCTGCTGCTTACGTTTTTAATAAAGACGAAGCCAACGCACATACAAATGACGGCACGGCTAATGACTGGGCGGAAGGTGTCGGCACCTCCGACACGACAGGACCAGCCACGGCGGCCGGTGGCTCTAGAATTGTCACGACATTAAACATTCGGCAAGATATACGGTTTGCCGCTACGGCAATCGGTGCCGCCGTTCTAGCGTTTCAGAAATTTGTTAATCGCGTTCTGGGGGCGACAGCAACAGGCACAGCGACCTTGTTGCGGCTGGCCTCTGTTTCCCGCGCTTTGTCTGCTGTTTCGACGGGCGTTGCCACGATAATCAAGCGGGCGGCGTTTTCTCGCATAATTTCTGCTGCGGCCACAGGCATCGCGACATTAATAGAGCAATTAATCTCGGCATTAACGGAAATCACCTTGGCGGCTACGGCCACAGTGGTTGCTGTTCTTGAAAGGCGTTTGCGTGCAGGACGAACGCTGGCCGTGACTGCCACGGGCTCCGCTACACTGTTAATACAAGGGCTGTTTCGTCGTGTTATGTCCGCTACTGCGACAGTGACGGCGACCGTAAACAAGAGATGGCTTGCCCTTCGGACGTTATCCACGACGGCCACGGGCGCTGCCGTGTTGGCTTTTAGCCAAGCATTCACGCAAGTGGTTCTTTCCGCGACAACCGCAGTAACGGCTACCTTGGCGCGTCGTTGGCGGGCTTTCCGCGCTTTTGCGGCTACCGTTACCGCTACCGCCACGATGATCGCAGATCAACTGGGCGCTACGCAGATAACCCTTGCTGCGACTGCTGCTGCCGTTGCCACATTAAACAAGCTGGGTTTGTTCTTCCGCACCGTATCGGCAACGGCCACGGGCGTAGCTACTGCCCTGAAGAATTTCAGTACGGTTACGCTACCGGCAGCGGCGACAGGGTTAGTAACGCTTATTGCCGAGGATTTGGCGGCTACGCTCGTCACGCTTGCGGCTACCGCAACTGGTGTGGCAACGCTGGCGCGTCAACGGATTGCGCCTCGCATTGTATCAGCAGTCGCAACAGGCGTGGTGACAATAACGAATGCCTTCCCGTTCAGCGCCCGTGTTTTCTCCGCCATTGCGACTGTTATCGCGACAGAGAAGAACAGCCCACACGCGGTTTTCCTGACAACACAAGTGGGTTCAGGGCATTACGGGCTTATTGGCGGGGAAGACAATTTCCAGAAGGGCGACTGGGAGCTTATCAATGGCGGGGCTTATGAACAGATAGGCCCGTCCAGAGCATTCTTGTTGAGAGGTTTTTTCAAGACGCTCGCGGCAGCGGCGACGGGCATCGCTACTCTTGTTCAGGGCATCCCTGTATATCTCCGCACTCTTGCGGCGACAGCCACGGGCGTTGCCACCCTTGCCCGGCGGGCTCTTTTCCGTAAAGTCTTCATCGCGGTTAGCACGGGTATAGCCACGTTATTCCGTCGCGCCACTTACGTGCGGCTGTTCTCGGCTACAGCCACGGGCATAGCCACTCTTATCGAGCTACTTATCTCCGCATTGACGGAGATTACCCTTGCAGCTACGGCCACAGGTGTAGCCACCATTCAACGGTTAGTTACGGCATTCCGCACTCTCGCAGTGACGGCGACGGGCGCTGCGACATTGCTTCTCAGCAGGGCTTTTACGAGCATAGCTTTAGTCGCAACATCTACAGCGTCCGCGACTCTGGCAAGAGTTGCCTTGTTATTTAAAACACTGGCGGCAACCGCTACAGGGGTGGCAACGCTTGTTCGTGAACTTGTTGTTCCGCTTACCGATGTGGTTCTTACCGCTACGAGTACGGCTGTGGCGACGATACAGAGCCTATATCAGCAGTTTGTGCAGGCTTTCACCGGACATGGCGGTTTGGGCCTGGGCGATAAGCTGGGGCGCTGGCGTCGTCGTCGGGGCACTTGGAAGCGTAGGAAATAAAAGGATAGAATGCAGCTATGACGACAATTCCTAATTTACCAGCACTTCCCGCGACCAAGAATATTTCGGGTGCGGATATTCCTATCCCGCTTTCGGGTGACGGGGATTACAGGGCATCGCTGAGCCGAGCGCGTGGAAATAGCTTTATCAATGTCAAGGATTATGGCGCTGTGGGCGATAGCACCACGGACGATAGGGCAGCTATTCAGGCGGCAATCGACGTTGCCGAGGCAGATGGCGGTACGCGCATCCTTCATTTTCCGAGGGGAGTTTACCGCGTTGTTCCTGTGGCCGGGGTTGGGCTGACATCTGAGGGCACTATCAGCGTGTTTGGTGAAGGTCATGCAATGTCCCCAACGATTGCTAATGGCGGCTCTACAATCATGCTGGACAGCACTACGGCTGGTGATGTGCTGTGGCTGTTTACAAATCCGGGAGATTCAACAGCTCATATTAACAATGCCTATGATTGCGTTTGGAGAGATATTGGGTTTCGGTCTAAAAATCCGGGCACAGCCAACCAGCATTGCTTTCAGTTTGGCAACGGCATTGGTGGTAATGATGCTCATCAATGGGTGAGTATGAATATAGGATTTCGTGGCTTTTCCGGTCTTTGCTATCACTGCACAAATATAACCGGAGTTCACACCATCTATTTCGGATCGTCTTCATCGTGGCTGGGTGTTTTGCTTCTAGACGATATTGGTGGGTTTCTAGGCTATACCAATGCAGGCACTGGTGATGGTGTCATCGGCACCGGAATGTATTTTCAGAACATTCATGTTTTTAACGGCGGCTGGAATGACACGTCGCCTTGGACAGAATTGTTTGATTTCAAAGCATTTCGCGAAATTATCATTGATAATATAGTTATCGAGGGCGGCGGGATTTCCGTGGCGAAGAACTCACTTATCAGATTTGATGGGGAAGGCTGGAATTATATAAACGGTCTGCATTACGAACAGAGCGGGACATCCCCAACCTATAATATTTATCACGATGACGGCATCAATTCTAACGGCACTCGCCACACGATAGTAAGGGGGGCATGGGGCCTTTTCGATAACGGCATGAAGCTGTCTGTTTGCAATGTTTGCAAGGTGACGCTGGATGGTGTCCGGGGCAATCAGGACTCCACAAGCATTCTTTCAAGCGATCTTATCGAATACAACACCTCCGGGACCGTAAATAGTTCGTGGTCGGTCGAGATAAAGAATCATGTGAACTTTGCTGCTGGCGAAATTGTTGTAACCGATCAGCATGTTGGGCGCGTTAGGCTGGATGGTATCGGTTCTATTATGCAAGCCATTCATTTGCGCGATACTGAAATGCCGCTGGTCGAGGCATCGGCAAGCAAAGACGGGTGGCTTTGCGGATTGGTGGGTACTCCTAAAGTGACAAACATGTTGGCTTGTGATTTCGCGCAATTCTATATTGACGAAATCAACGGCACCGTTATTTACGAGATAGGTCTTGTAAACGATGAATTTGAGGGTCGCGTATTTGCTGTTCGTGCGCGAACCAACTTTCCTTATCCGACATTTAACTTTTCGCTACCATCCAGTTATTTGAATGACGCGGATGGTTTTGGCGCGCAAATAGGTTTCGGGATTCGGTGGCGATATATTCACCAAGAAGGAGCAAATCAACTTTTTCGCTTCGATGGCACGGCTACTCCGGGATGGCATAATGAAGCGGGCTACCGTTCAATCGTTACTTCTGTCGATAAAGATACATGGTACTCAACAGCGCAGACGGCCATAACGGAGGGGACGGGTACAAGCATTTTTCGCCCAACGGGTTCCGACACGATTACTGCTCCGGTCGAGTTCCGCATAAGCCATGTAAAGATGTGCTTGGGTGGCGAGATTCCTCGCAATTTTGGAAGCGGTGGGTTTGTGAGTGCCACCGTGAACCAGATGCGGCCCATTCGTTCATTCTTGGATCAAGCTCCGACATGGGGGGACTATATCGTGGGAGACACCTTCGATAATATTGCGCCATCTGTCGGAAATCCGATTGGATGGATTTGCACGACTGCCGGGGCTATGGCTACGGCTTGGGCACCAACAACAGCGTATGAAATCGGCGATTGGGTGGAAAACGACACTCCTAACCGGATCTACAAATGCACCGTCGCCGGGACTTCCGCCGGGTCGGGCGGACCTACGGGGACGGGCACGGGAATTACCGACAATACGGTGACATGGGATTTCCATGATACGGAAGCGGTATTTACCGCAATGGCGAATTTGTGAGGATAAACGAATGGCCGTTACATTTCTGCAAGCAGTCAATGAAACGCTCAAGCGCGTCAGGGTAATCCAGGGCGATGCGGGCGAACTTGTCACCTCCACGATTGCCTCGACGGCGACTGGCGGTGTGGCGACTGGTGCATTCACGGATTCGGGCAGGCAGACGGAAATAGACCTCGCCGTTCAGCTTTGGCAGGAAGGCTTGCATGAAATCTACGCGATGGGGCTATTTCCCAACGAGGCTTCCAGCGCGACCTTTACGCTTGCGACGGGCCAGCGGGAGTATTCGTTCCCCAATGACTTTGAGCGTGTAGCTGGGGAGGATTACCGGGACAGAGTTATGAGGGGGGCCACGTCCGGGCTGCTGGCCTATGAATACCCCGGAGGCTACGCCCGCATGTTGCGGGATCAGGTGATGGCCACCGACTTCACGGGCGACCCGAGTTTTTGGGCGATCAGCCCCGTTGATGGGGCTTTGAGGCTGGACAGGGAGCCCACCACGGAACAGGCGGGTCAAACGTGGAACATGCTGTATGAGAAACAGCTTGTCCTGACTTCCACGATGGCGACCGAGACAATGCCGATGGCCGATACGGTCACGGCGGCGATGGTGCCCGTTGTATCCGAGGCATGGAACCGGGTCTTCAAGAAGGAGTTCGATCAGAGCATGTTCCGTTCCAGTCTCGCAAGGTCGCTGGATTACATGGCGCGAACACAACGCCGCAAACGCTATGGTAAGCGTTAATGGCAGAAACTGTCATCACGTTTGGCGGGGGCATAAACGCCCGACGTAGAACCGCTGACGTTGACCCGAACGAATGCGTTTCGGGGTCGGTCAACTTCGACCTCGACCCCCAGTACCGGGCGCTGGCCCGAAGGAATGCGTTCGATCTTGTCGCCACCGCGCCCAATGCAGCGAGCATTAACGGCTTTGCCCAGCTAATCAATCCCGATATGTCGGTATCTACATTAGTGCAGGCAGGCGATACCGTTTACACATGGGACGGGGATCAGACATTCGTCTCTGTAGGAACCGCCGCTTCGGGTGCAAAGCTGCGAGGTCCGAGGGAACATAACTTCACCCTTAGTGATTTCGTAATCATCACCGACCTTTCGGGGCTTGAGACGGTGAAGAAGTGGGACGGCACCACTTTCAGCGATCTGGCCCACAATCTCGGGGGCAATTTTTTTGCCAAGTACTGCCGCGTTTACAACGAGCGGGCGATATACGCGAACGTCACGTCAGGAACGGCGACCCCGCATGTCATTCTGGGGTCGGCCATTCAGAACGCGGAAGACCTTTCGGCGGGCGACCGCCCGGCCTCTGCATTGGGATTCGATGCCGCATGGTTTCTCCCCATGCCCGATCTCAGGCCCATCAATGGGCTGGAGGCTGCATTCGGTGCCTTTCTGGTATCGACGGAGCGTGGAAGACTGTTCAGGTTAGCCGGGAATGACGCCACCGATTTCACCATGCAGGAGTTTCATGTTGGTTCCGCCGTGGTGGGAACGGAGGCCATCAAGAATATTGGTAATGACGTTATCATGGGGCTGGCGGGGAGGATCGAAAGCCTCTCGGGCACCATCAACTTCGGTGACGTGGAGAGCAACGACGTTTCCGCCGAGATATCGCCCCTGATCGACAAGGTGACGGGATGGACGATTGAGTATGACCGCAGGGGGCAGGACGTTTACTGCTTTCCGAACAACCAGTCGGCGGTCTGGGTGCTGCACAAGAAAACGCTGAACGATCCCACGAGTCAGGGGTTGAGTCCGTGGTCAAAATGGACCACCGCGCATCCGATGAATTTCTCTCCGCAGACGGTGATGCAGCTTATCAACCCGCTGGACAATACGGATGTGGTTTATCTCGGGGATGAGTTGGGGAATATCTACCTGATGGAGGGCGTCGGCAGTCTGGATGGCGGGACCGACAATATCACGGTCATAAGACGCTCGGGGTTAATACAGATACCCGACACGGACGTATTCGATATCAGGGGATGGATAACCTACCGGAAGCAGTTCGCGCAGACCGTCACGATCCGCATTCTGTATGGCGGGAAGAGTGTTTATGACCAGGAAATCTCGAAGAAAATCCCAGGCGCAGAGGAAGAGGGCATTGGATTCTACAACTCAGATTCGTACTACAACGACGGAACAACCGTCTACAACGTTGGATTTAGTGGAAGAATCTTTAAGCAAGATTGGTCTGCTGCCGGTCACTCCAGTTTCTTCCAAGTCGAAATCGAAGTCGTCGCCCCGGACCCGTTCGTCATCGAAGAAGTCGGCCTCGAATTCGGCACCGCGAAAGACCAATAGTCTAAAGCGGAGTACGGCGTTACGGCGGAAGTCGGCACGGTTTGCAGCGTTCGAGACGGACCATATCAAGTATGTCTGGGCGGCGTACAAGCGGGGTGCCTTCAATGACGTGGAGAATCTGCCGGAAGACATGGACGCGCTGACGTTTAACGCATGGCTGATGGATATAATCACTCCGATAATGGAGGCCGGTGGCGAGGTTGTCGCCATGATGGGAAAACATGCGGTGTACGGGGAGATACCCTTGGGCGTGGCCACATTGGAATATCGTGGCAAAATCGCGTATCCTCACGCTGTCTGGTTCCCCGATGCGTCGGCGCGGGACCGGCTGGAGATCGGATTGGCGTTCTTTATCGAGTTGAAGAAGAACCACATGGGCTGGGTGACGGCGGAAGCCAAGGACGAAAAGTATTTCAATCATCTCGGGAAATACGGCGTTGTCAGGAAGGTCGGAAAGTTGCGGGATTATTTTAGCGATGGCGTTCATGCAACCCTGTACCAGACGGTAGGTCATTAATGTCCTTTGTAAAAGATGTCGTAAAGGGTGCCGTTGGAATAGGTGGAGCGTTTGGTAAAGACCAGACGATTGACGCCCCGCGCCCGACCGGATTAACCACGCCCACGTTTGCCCTTAACCTTGGAAGCGGTACTTTGGCGCGAGGCACGGGCACGGCGGCAAGCCTTGTTCCCCGGACAGAAGCGGGCGCTATCGGGAGTTTGCAGGCGAACCGCGCACAACTGGGTGGTATACGGGATGTTCTGGGATCATTGAGAGGCAGTCTCGATCCTCTCCAGCAACGCACTTCGGGATTCTTTGACACCACGGCGGGCTTGAGGAACAGGCTCACGGGGCAACTGGATGAGCTTCGTCCCGGCTTTGGCAGGCTGACGGAAAGCCGGGTGCAGGGCATCAGAAGCGCAGCAAGTAAGGCGAGCGGCAATCTGCGGTCCAACTTCGCCCAGAGGAATGTCGGCGGGGCCAGCTTTGCGAATGCCCAGATTGCCAGCGTTGCACAGGACTTCGCAAATGAAGAAGACCGGGTGAGGGCGGAATCGTTCCTGGAGGAACAGCAGGCGCAGCAACAATTGATCCAACAAGTTGGCGAGATTATGAAGTTCGACGCGGGGAATGTGGGCTTGCAGATGCAGCAGATCGGCCTTGCTGCGGGGCTGACGGCGCAGGACGCGAGCGTACTGGCGCAAGAGGTACAGACCATTCAGGCTGAGGCCGGGGTTGCCGCGCAGCGGGCGCAGCGCGAACTGACGGAGCTTGGATATTCAGGCCAGCTAGTCGCTGCCTTTACCAAGATCGGCACCGACCTCGCCATTGCGGAAGCGCAGTTCAAGGCGAAACAGCAGTTCGCACGGGGCAAGAGCCTTGAGTTGGGCGCTAACAGTCTGGTGGACGCAGGGATTGGCGGCTTTAACTTCGCGCAGTCCTTTGGCGGGGGTGGTGGTGGACAAACCTTTACCAACTTCGAGAATCAAAGAGGTGATTTCTAATGGTTAGTCCGTTCTTGGGTGCAGGCTTTGCGGACGCAGCAGCGGCGCGACAGACGCGGGACACCGCCGACCGGCGCGTGGACCTGCTGGATCAGCAGCTTCAGCAGAAGGCTGCCGCTGAGAGGCTGAAGGGGCATGAGAGTCAGTACGGAAACCTGCTAAAGCAAATCGGCCTTATGGATCAGTTGGCACAAGCGGAACCGAATAAGTATGGTGCCAGCGAGGCCTATAAGAGAGACAGGGCTGTGGCGACCAGACTTGCAACTCAAATTGGCGGGTTATTTAAACAACCGGACGCGATTGGTCTTGACTTGAATATTTCCCGGACGGTGGACCCCGCCGCCCTTGAGGCGCGAAAGGCGGGGCAGATTGAGGCGGCTAAGGAAGAGGCCCGCATACCGGACATAGAGCGCAAGGCCGGAGCGTTGGGTGTGGACCTATCCAAGTTGTCGGAGACTGAAAAGAAAAATGTCATCGGCGCAACAAGACCGCCACCTGCTCCGTCACTATCCGCCATCTCCATTCCTATTATTGAGAAGATACGGAAGGGCGAGGCAATAACGAAAGGCGAGCGCGATGCCTTGGATGAAATTCAACGCCTTGATGCTTTTGACAAACTGACCCGCGCCCTTACTGCCGGTAGCGTGTCAAAAACAGCGGATGTCCCGAAGGATACAACAGTAACGCATAAGGGCGCTAAATTTACCTTCAGCGAAACCCGAGATGGCAGGGACTTCTTTAAGTCGGCGGATGGCCGGGTGATTTCTCGCCCCGCCAAGAGATAACCGATGTCTGAACAGGACTTCCGAGAGGAACCGACAGAGGAACCGCCGCTTGGGTTTGGTCCCGGCGTTACCGTGGACATCACGAATGTTCCGGTGATAGAGGGGAGTGAGTTTAGAGAAGAAGAGTCAGCGGCAGGATTCCAGGAGGAAGAGCCTACGCTACTTGAAAAAATGGGTGAGAACTTCAAGCAGCAGGCAGGGGGAATACTCGAAGCGGCGCAGAATATCGTGGATTTAGTAGTTAACAAACCCGCGCGGGCGCTTTCTGAAGCAACAGGCATTGGTGGTTTTGATTTCAGCACAGGGCAACACATCCCCCCTGAGCAAACGTCCGACATTAAAATTCCTCAGGTTGACAAGCCGAAAGATTTGGGCGGCGCTCTAAACCGTGGCGTCATGCAGTTTGTGACCGGGTTTATCCCGGTTCTAGCTGCGAGTCGGACGGGACAGGTAGCGGAAGCGGCGACACGATTTGCCGAGAAGATGGGCGTTCCCGCAGCCAAGGCAGTTGGTAGATTTCTGGAGACGGAAATCGCTGCCGTTGTCGCGGATCAAGTGGCCTTCGACCCACAACAACCACGATTCAGTAATTTCATCCAACAGTTTCCTGAGTTGCAAAACCCCGTAACAGAATATCTTGCGGCAGACCCCAAGGATTCGGAAGCGCAGAATCGGTTTGAGTTAGCCCTTGAGGGGGCTGGGTTGGGTGTTGCCCTGCAACCGTTCGTAGCTCTCATGCGCGGGTTTAGGGCGGGTGCTCGTCAGCATGTACTGGCGCAGGCAGACGAGGCGGCGATTGAAGATGTGGCTCCACGCACTTCCGATGTGGGATCGGGGAGGGAGGAAGTCCCTGCTGGGACCGCTAAGCTTGCTAGGGAAAATAAAGAGCCGCGCCGTGCCGGGAACATAAACCTCGACCGGATTAACTCCCCGGAAGATGCCAAGCAGGTTATCTTGGAAGCATCCCAGGAACAGGCCGGGAAGATGGAGGCCGCACGGCGAGGCGTCATCAGTACCGACCAGACACGCTTGCTGGCTTCCGATCTGGGGATGACAGAATCAGCACTCCTTAAGCGGCGCAAAGGGCAGGCATTTAATGCCGAAGAGGCCTTGGCTGCTCGTAACTTGTTGGCTGAATCAGCGGAGCGAGTGGTTGATCTAAGCAAGGCGGCGCGGGGAGGGTCGGATGAGGCAGTTGTATCGTTTCAGCAAGCGCTAACTCGTCATGTTGCTATTCAAGAACAGGTTGCCGGTCTTACGGCAGAGGCGGGTCGTGCGTTACGTCAGTTCCAGATTCCCTCGGAGAGTAAGGAGCGCGTTCTCCGGGAAATTATCGAGTCTCAGGGCGGGCGGGACCGTATCGACAAGATAGCGGACCTTGCCAGCAGACTTGACACTCCCGAACAGGTAGCAGTGTTTACGCGCGGAGTGCGTAAGGCTACCACGCTGGACAAGATATTCGAGGTTTGGATTAACGGGCTATTGTCCGGTCCACAGACTCATGCCGTTAATACACTATCCAATAGTCTAGTCGCGCTCTGGACAATTCCCGAACATCTACTTGCGGCGGGGATTCGCGGGGTTAGGGGGGGCAAGGGCGTTACCTTTCGCGACACGCAGGCCCGTATCTTCGGTATGGTCGAGGGGATGAAGGACGGCCTTCGGGCCGGAGCCAAGGCGTTCATAACCGAGGAGCCCTCGGATATCTTTTCCAAGCTGGATGTACCCAATCCCAAGGCCATCCCCGGAGTTGTCGGAAAGGTTGTCCGCCTGCCCGGTCGAGCACTGGTGGCGGAAGATGAATTCTTCAAGACCATCGGCTTCAGGATGGAATTGCGCTCTCTCGCCATGCGTACCGGGCTGGAAAGGGGATTGCGCGGGAATGATCTGGCTAAACATATTAATGAAGTCATCACCAACCCGCCCGAAAAGATTAAACTGGCCGCGCTGGACACCGCCCGCTACCAGACATTCACCAACCCACTCGGGGATGTCGGGCAGAAAATTCAGGGAATCAGGAACAGTGACAACCCATTGGTTGCCGCGCCCGCCCGTCTGCTGGTGCCGTTTCTGAGGACACCGCTTAACATTCTCAAGTTTGCGGCGGGAAGATCGGTACTGGCCCCCCTATCACGTAATTTCCGTGCGGATATTAAAAAGGGCGGCGCGGCCAGGGATTTGGCCTTGGCCCGCATGACCATAGGTACGGGCGTAAGCGCAGTTGTCGCAAGCTATGCTGCCGAGGGTAAGATTACCGGCGGTGGGCCGAAAGACCCGGAACTTAGGCAGGCCTTATTCAATACCGGGTGGCAACCATACAGCCTGAAAATAGGCGACAAGTATTTTTCCTACGCTCGGCTTGAGCCGCTTGGCATTCTATTCGGGGTGGCTGCGGATTACGCGGAGATTTCCGGCCACCTTGAGAAAGGTGAGCAGGACGAATTGGCGGGCATGATATCTATGGCTGTTGCCAAGAATGTGATTTCCAAGACGTATCTCAAATCAATTTCCGAAACCATCCAAGCGTTACATGATCCAGACAGGTATGGGGAGAGGTATCTACAGAATCTATCCGGCACGTTGATCCCGACCGGCGTTGCACAGTTGGCGCGGACGGAAGACCCCATTCTTCGGGATGTGCGCTCATTCCAGGATAAGATTAAATCCCGCCTACCGGGGTATAGTGAAGACTTGCCCGCAAGGCGGAATGTATGGGGCTCGCCCATATCATTAACCGGGGGGCTCGGGCCTGACATTATCTCGCCCATCTACACCAACAAGGCATCCAAGGATAAGCTAGCCAACGAAGTTGTGCGGTTAAAGCTGGAACTTACCATGCCGCCCCGTAAAATCAGCGGCATAGAACTAACCCCACAGCAATATTGGAGCTATGTGGAGGCCGCAGGGAAGCCCGCCAAGCGCATCCTGGATGCGGCAGTTACCAGCGAGGGGTGGGACGCGCTGGGATCACAGCCGGGCGGCAGAACGGCGCAAGAGGATTTCATTAAGGAAACCGTGCGGCGTTGGCGTCAATTGGCCCGCGTAAGACTATTTGCCGAAAACCCTGATCTATTTAAGAAGCAGGTGGAGAAGAGAGTTAAAGAACGCACGCGCTGATTGGAACATTAACAAGACAATATGATAGGTTGAGCAATGGCTGATAATCCATATCACATCTATGTAGGACACAATTAGATGAAACACCTTATTAGAAGGAGCACATTGCGGGTGCGGGGAGGGGGGTTAAATGGCTGATAACCCCTATTCGTCTGTAACCATTAGTGGTTACAACACCTCCCCGCCCCCGTGAATGAAAACCGGATGACGGCACCAAGACCGCCGATAACAAGGTGGAATGGGCAAAGCACGTCAGTAAGTTGGGCGATCCGCTAAAGACCGGCGTCGAGGGCGTGGACTCGAACGTATCTGCTGCTTTCGGCGCGTTGATTTTGACCACGGACCCCGGACAGGAGGGGATCGTCATAATGAACAGGATGTTTAGCTAATGGCCTTAACGTATTCAAAGCAGATACTTAGCGGGTCCACGAATGGCCGCATGGTCGAGGTTAACAACCTGACCTCACCGGGCACGACCGTTCATACGGTGCAGGCGACCACGACCAACGGCATTGAGGAAGTCTACCTGTATGCGATGAACGCAGGCACGGCAACGAGTCCCTCGCGGTTAACGATTGAACTAGGCGGCACCGGGACGGCGGATCATGTTATTGTGGATTTGGCTGAAATGGACGGGCTTAATTATCTGGTGCCCGGCGTCAGTTTCACGGCGACGACATCTATTATCCGGGCATTCGCCACGGCCTCGGGCATTTTCCATTTGGCGGGTTGGGTTAACAGGGCCACATAATGCGTAACTTTTCCAGACGTTTGAATGAGCCTAAAGGTTTCCCCAGGGGAACGAGAATGGTGTTCCACCAGTCCGTTGCCCCACTCGGGTGGACCCAATTAACTGGCGCTACCTACGAAGACGCCGGTCTTCGCTCCACCACGGGTGCCGTGGGCGTTGGGGGATCGGATGCCTTCAATACTCTGTTCGGTGCCGCCAAGACGGCCTCTGCCCACACTCTGACAGCCACCGAAATGCCGGTACACTTGCACGCCGCTGGGACGCTGGTGAATGCCAGCCATTTCCATTTTCTCTACGTCACAGACGACACAGCGACAGGCTGGAAGAATGCGTTGCCAGCCCAGTCGCAAATATCGACGGGGGTGGATATTTTTGGCGACCCCGCAGGCGGAACCGAAGACACAGGTACGGTGCAATCCACCGATTCACGGACGCCGACGATCAGCGGAAGCACTGCTAACGCCGGGTCCGGTTCGGGGCATGTCCACACCCTGCCCAACATGGACCTGAAGTTTGTTGATGTCATTGTTGCAGAGAAGAAATGATGCTGTTCGATGATACGAGTGGTTGTCCTTATAACAACTTTAAATCCTGTCGGGAAACTAGAAAGAAAAAAGACGGCTGCGCCCTTTATATGTTCTTCGGGTTCAGAACGCCGGACACGGGCCGGAACGTACAGGAGTGGGGCTGTGCACACTTCTGGGCACCTTACATGAGCATGGCGGCGGCACAGGAAGCGAAGGCAAACGTCGCGGCCATAGAGAGCTTTAGAAATGCCGTTGTTAAACGGGCTGATGAAATGGCAGAAGATGTGCCGTTAGATGTGGTTCATCAATTAGAAGGGTAGCCGGGCCTTGGTTGGCCGTTAATATATTCATCAGATATTAACCATATATCCGCCCATTTGAAGTAGTTCTGAGTATAGAGGATAGTATGCGCATGGACCCTGAGAAAATATTAAAGCACCCGGCGTGGTTCCGCCACGGCCTGACTGTCGTCGGGCTGGGAATTGCCGGTGTCATCGCCTGGAATGACCTCGGGCATGTGGTAAACGCGGCTGCAGAACGCTCGCAAAAAAACGAGAAAAGCGTCGAAGAACTCACAAGAACAATCAGTGACATAGACAAGAAGCAGGGCATCGTAATCCAACGACTTGACTCGGCGGAACAGAAGGAACGCGAACGGGCGCTGGAAGCCCTTCGCCGTCATAACGAGACGGGCCGCGCCCTGGAGCGTATCTTCGACAAGCTCGACAACAATAAGTGACCCGCCTTGCAACCCTGCTTTGGTTAGTAACGTCTCCGGCATTGGCGCAAGGCATGGTCTGCATGAGCTTGAAAGATATCAATGCGGTGAACAAGGGAAATGGCGAACGAAAGGTTGCGGATGCAGCAGTCAGTTCGGGCGCTATCATGGAAATCTTCGCCAATAAAAAGACGACCGCCTGGACGCTTGTCGTGACATTCCCCGACCCGCCGAGAGCCTGTATTATGATGGTTGGCGATGGTTGGGAACTGGTAGGGACGACTTACTGATGGAATGGGAGAGAGTGGAAAAGGTCGCGGACGACATTGCTCCGGCAGGGGACGGGCGGGGCCAATGGGACACCACGCGCAAGCAGAACGAAACTCTGGATCAGGCCCGCGACTACCTCAAGCAGTATGCGAAGAAGCTGAAAGAGGAAGAGGATGTTTGAGCGCCCCAAAAGGGCCGTGCAGCGTGTCTTCCTGCATTGCAGCGCCAGCGACGACGAGACGCTTGTTGGCCGACATATCGTTGACGAGATACGGAATTGGCACAAGGCACGCGGCTGGAATGACGTGGGGTATCATTTCCTGATTGATAAGCTGGGTGGAGTATTCGAGGGGAGGCCGCTGGAGGCCGTTCCGGCAGCGCAGAAGGGCCATAACCTTAGAACCATAGCAATCATGGTCCACGGTCTAAGGGACTTCTCGGACGCCTCTCTGACGGCCCTACAGGCGCTCTGTGGAGAGATTAACGAAGCCTATTATGGTAGAATATCGTTCCACGGCCACTGTGAGGTGGCTAACAAGGAATGCCCGGTGTTTGAATACAAGGATGTGCTTGTGTTAGATCGCTGGGGTAGAATG